GATTGTGGCCACTATTTCAGTCGTACACATTTGGCGACCCGTTTTGATGAAAACAATTGTCATGCCGAATGCCGACACTGTTTAACACCGGATTCTCTCGTCTTAATGAAAGATTTTATATGGAAACAGCTTGGTGAAATTAGTGTTGGTGAAGAAATATTTGCTTTTGACGAAGAAGTAATTTATAAAACTTCACGAAGATATAGGGTTGGAAGGGTTACACACATAGAACGTGATATTCAAGATGTGTATGAGGTAGAGTTAGAGAATGGAGATAAAATGAAGACAACTGCTAACCATAAATGGCTCGCAAGGGCAAGACAAGGAACTTCATACACATGGATTGAAACACAAGAAATGTGGGTTAATGGCGTAAATCTTCATGGGAAGCACAAGACCGGACCTCATACAGATAGGACTACGACCATTGTCTGTAAACCATTTCAAGTAATACAACAAGAAAAATCCTATGAAAGCGGATGGATTGCGGGAATGATTGATGCTGACGGACATATTTGTCAACAGAATATTTCTAATCCAGATGGGACGAAACGCTATGGTTTTCGTGTCGGTATAGCCCAATGTGAGAAGTACATGGATATTTGCTCTGAAATAAAACGCTTACTTGAAAAGTTCACAGGAAATAATAAAACTTGTCGGCAGATGATGGAAGATTCAAATAGGCGTGGCACGTTTAAAAAAACGTATCAATCTTGGCAATTTCTTATAACAGGTACAAACATAGAGAAGCTCCAATTTTTAATGCGTGTTCGTCCGCATAAAATTGAAAAGGTGGATATTGAAAAACTTGGCAAACTAAAATCTCAATATGATACCAAAGTGAAAAGTATCAAATATATAGGTAAAGAGGAGATTGTCGTGATGGAAACGGATACGCGTACTTTCATTGCTAACGGCTATGCCATGCACAACTGCAATAGATTCAAAGCCGACCATTTAGAAGGGTATCGGGTGAATCTGATTGATAAAATCGGACAACAGAAATTTGCTTTACTAAAAGTGAAAGCTGCTGGTACTACTAAAATGACTGATTTTGAGTACGAACAATTAATCAAGTATTACAAAGCACTTAATAAGAAGTTACGAAAGGAGAAAGGGCTATGAGTTATGTATTACGAGATTACCAACAGAAAGCCTCTGATGCTGCCGTTTCTTTCTTCAATAACAAGGCGAAGAAAACAAATGCTATCATGGTATTGCCTACAGGAAGCGGAAAGAGCCTTATCATAGCTGACATCGCTTCAAGACTTGACGGTCATACATTGGTATTCCAGCCGAGCAAGGAAATTGTCGAACAGAACTTCAAGAAACTTTGTTCTTACGGGATTCTCGATTGTAGCATTTATTCCGCCTCCTTCAATTCAAAAGAGATAAGCCGGATAACATTCGCAACCATCGGTAGCGTGAAAAGCCATCCGGAACTTTTTGCCCACTTCAAGAATATTATCGTGGACGAGTGTCACCTTGTGAATCCGATAGAGGGAATGTACAAGGATTTCTTCGATGCTGTGAAGTGCAAGGTTCTTGGATTAACGGCAACGCCATATCGTTTGAGTTCCAGCCGTGACTTCGGCTCTATGCTAAAATTCATAACCCGGACAAAGCCCCATGTGTTTTCAGAGGTCATTTATCATGTACAGGTATCGACCTTGCTTGATATGGGCTATCTCTCAAAGGTGAACTACTATCCGATGAATCCTACCGGATGGAACGAACTCAATTTGAAGATAAACACTACCGGAGCCGACTATACCGATAAGTCAGTCCAAAAGGAATATGAACGGATAGACTTTTATAGTTACATCGTTCATATCGTCCAAAGGCTGATGAATCCGAAAGCAGGAGGCAAGAGGAAGGGTATTTTGGTATTTACCCGGTTTTTGAAAGAAGCGGAACGATTGACGATGTCCATACCCGGATGTGTCATTGTTTCCGGTGATACTCCAAAGAAGGAACGTGAAAGAATACTCGAAATGTTCAAGGTCGGGGAAATACCTGTAGTAGCCAATGTTGGTGTACTTACTACCGGCTTTGATTACCCAGAACTTGACACAGTTGTTATGGCCAGACCTACCATGTCACTTGCGATGTATTACCAGATTGTAGGTCGTTGCATCCGTCCTCATAAAGATAAGGAAGCCGCATGGTTTGTGGATTTATGCGGTAACATCAACCGTTTCGGTGAAGTTTCCGATTTGCATTTGAAAGACACGGGTAACGGAAAGTGGGCTGTGTTTTCAAGAGGAAGACAATTGACAAACGTAAGATTCTAAAGATATGGTAAAGAAGAACGAACGACAGGCCATCCGTCCGGATACCTGCTCAAAATGTAAGAGAGGGAAGCCGGTCAAGGTATCAATGGGGAATCCCAAAGTGGTTCTATGTAGTTTTTTCAACAGGCGTTTCGTTGCCGACAGCAAACGAAACTGTGATTATGCGATTTGATTATGGAATATTACATACCTATTAGCAGGCGACTATTTGAGCACCAATTGTGGTGCGAAGAGCGCATATATTCGAGGTTTGAAGCATGGCTTGATTTGATTCAGAGCGCACGATTTGAAGACACGAAACAACTTATCGGCAATAGGTTTATAGAGGTTAAGAGGGGCCAGATTCTTGCTTCATTGCGGTTTTTAGCTGGTCGTTGGCAGTGGTCTACAAAGAAGGTAAATTCATTCTTGGATCTACTGATACAGGACAAAATGATAATAAAGGAAACACCAAAGGAAACAGGACAAACCGTTATAACTATCTGTAATTACGATAAATACAATTCGCAAATCATACAAGAGGAAACGGAAAAGAAACAGCAAGGAAACACTAAGGAAACACCTCGGAAACAGCAAGGAAACAAAGTTAATAAAGATAAGAAAGAAAATAATATAGGAGATTCTGACGAATCTCTTGTATGTGGGACTTCGCAGCCCCACGCCGAACATATCGATTACTCCGAACTTGTCAAATTCTTCAATGAAGAAACAAAAGGTGTATTTGGTACGGTCAGGACTCCGCTTTCTGATAGCCGTAAAGGGATGATTAACGCACGTATAAAATCTTATGGCAAAAAGACGTTTGCCGACATGATTCATAGGGCATACCAAAGCGATTTCTTGAAAGGGCAGAACAAAAAAGGCTGGACAGCATCTTTCGATTGGCTTATCAAACCAACGAATTTTGAGAAAGTAATATCAGGTAATTATGACAACAAGAATAGCAGAAACTATCCGGCAATTCCAAACGGGGCAAAATCACGAGAGGAACAAACAGACCGTGAAATCCTCGAATATGCCGCAAAAGCTTTCGGAAAGGACACGGTTAGTAGTAAATAGATACGGGGACGGTGAAAGTTTCGCTAAAAAGTTCAATCCTTCATTACAGGTTGTATGTGCTCAAAATGTGGAACGTTCGTTCAAGGGGAATGCGCCTTCATTGGCTTTGCTCGGAGAAACCTATCCAGATGAACAGGTGAATACTTGGATAATTGCTCAACTGATGGACTTGTACAAGTTTGCCGGTGTAAAAGAGAAGCCTACATTCCAACAGGTTTTGGAGCTTTCCGTGATGATACGTGTGGAATACTATTACCTGAAAGCTTCCGAATTGTTGCTTTTTTTCTTCAAGTTGAAAGCTGGCGAATATGGCACCTTTTACGGTGTTGTGGATCCTATGGTGATCATGTCTGCTCTAATTGAGTTCAAAGCATACAGAAAAAGGCAACTGGAGAAATACGACCGGGAAGAACAGGAAAGACAACGAGAAAAAAGATACGAGAAGCAAGACAAGAACTCCGTACCATTTCCGGATCATTTGGAGTTTCTGAAAAAGATTATGGAATCAGAATAATCAAGCTAAGAAAATGAAAACAGTAGAAAAGTTAAGAATAGCACCTATTGGCACCATTGTAAACTTCGCAGATCGGACACTGATAATAAAGCGTTTCCAAGCTATCGTAAAGGGTAAAATGGTAATTTGTCGCGGATGCGTTTTCCGTAGCAAGGGTGGTGCGAATAGTTGCAAGTATATGACGGCTTGTTTTGCCAAATATAGGCCGGATAGTGAGAGTGTGGTGTTTGAGGAGGTGGATACAAAATTGAAATAATTAAAATTATCATGGAATATATAGAATTTCTAAGAAATAAGATGGCTATCAGCCATCAAACAGGATTTGAAATTAATTCGGAAGAAATTACCCCGACATTATACCCTCATGTAAAAGATACTGTTCGTTGGGCGGTTGCCGGTGGAACTTCTACCGGCGTGAACACAGCGCGTCTTCATGGCGAACAGTGCGCAGAAGTCATTGCGTGTGTCAATCACGATGCGAATGCCATTGCGTCACACGCTGCAAATCATCCGGACGCGCTTCACTTCACAGAAGACATCAGAACGCTTGAACTGTCACCACTTGTGCATCATCTTCAGAAGTGTCGCACGAAGAACCCTGACGCACTTGTTGTGCTATGGGCATCGCTTGAATGTACGAACTTCAGCCGTGCAAAAGGCGGTCAGCCACGTGACGCAGACAGCCGGACACTTGCAGAACATCTTTTCAGATACATCGAAGCAATAGACCCCGATTATATTCAAATCGAGAATGTCGAAGAATTTATGTCGTGGGGTGAACTTGATGAAAACGGAAAGCCGGTGTCAAAAGACCGTGGCAAGTCATATATCAAGTGGGTGAACAACGTGAAGAAATACGGCTACAACTTCACGCATCGCATACTGAACGCAGCAGACTTCGGCGCATACACATCGCGCAAACGCTTCTTCGGCATCTTTGCGAAGAATGGTCTGCCGGTTGTGTTCCCGAAACAGACACATTGCAAGACAGGTGCAGCAAGTTTGTTCGGCACAATGCCGAAGTGGAAGCCAGTGCGTGAAGTTCTTGACTTTGAAGATGAAGGCAAATCAATCTTCAACCGAAAGAAACCGCTTGCAGAAAAAACGCTTGAACGCATATATGCCGGACTGATTAAGTTTGTCGCAGGTGGCAAAGATGCCTTTATGGTGAAATACAATTCGATGAACCAACGCGGAAAGTATGTGCCGCCGTCACTTGATGAACCCTGCCCCACTATCGCGACACAACAGCGTCTTGCACTTGCATCAGTGTCTTTTCTGTCAAAGCAATTCAGCGGTCAGCCTGACAGCAAGAACGTGTCTGTCGAAGAACCGGCAGGAACAATAACGACTATTGACCACCACGCATTTGTGAAAGCGCAATTTATTGTAAACTATCGCTTCAATAATACAGGTCATTCTATTGAAGACCCAGCACAAACGATATGCACGGTAGGTCAAATTGGTGTTGCATCTTGCAGTTTCATCGCAAATGAGTATTCGGGCGGTGGTCAGCTTTCAAGCATCGAACAGCCCAACCCGGCTGTGCTGACGAACCCGAAGCAGAAACTTGTCACCGTGAAGCAGCACTACTTGATGAACCCACAATTTGCGTCAAATGGCGGTTCTGTCGATAAACCGTGTTTCACGCTCATCGCAAGAATGGATAAAATGCCGCCATATCTTGTCACGACTGAAACCGGCGAAGTCGCTATTGAAGTCTATGAAACAGACAGTCCTATGACTGTCAAAATCAAAGAATTTATGGCACTTTACAACATCATAGACATCACTATGCGTATGCTGAAGATTGATGAACTGAAGCTGATAATGGGTTTCCCGAAAGACTACGAACTTATTGGCACACAGGCAGACCAAAAGAAATTCATCGGCAACGCAGTTGAAGTGACTATTGCCAGGAAGTGGTGCGAAGCACTATGTGAAGAAATATACAATCGTAAAATCAAACAATTAGCATAATTATGAACCGGAAAATCAAATTCAGAGGGCGTATAACTAAATCAACCGAATGGGTTTATGGGTCTCTTATTGTTTATCCTGATGGGGAATACAACATACTTTCTCAACGAAAAGAAAATTCATCTAAGATGGATGATTGGTGCGTTGATAAACAAACCGTTGGCCAGTTCACGGGCTTGTATGACAAAAATTGACAAGAAGTATATGAGGGGGATATTGTTAAAAGAAAAATTATAAAAAGTGATTTCTATCCTGAACAATATATGCCTCACATAAAGGAACAACATGAGACAAAAAGATGGGTTGAATCTCAAACGGGAGTTATAAAAATGTGTCCAGAAATACGCTTTGGGGAGGAGTTTATAACTCGGATATATAGATAATGGTATTATTGATAATTTTGATTATGAAGTCGTTGGTAACATATACGACAACCCAGAACTACTGAAAGGAGGCACGAAATGATTAAGGCTTTAATATGGGCGATAATATCGCTTTTGATGCTATTTGTCATGACATCTGGAATATCTATTCAGCTCAAACCATTTCGTATAGACATTACTTATCCATATTTCGGATTAGGAATTGTATTGACCGCCATAGGGCTTACCCTGTGTATCGGATCAGCGTACTACTATGGAATCTCAAATAACCAATACAAAGATGGCTATAAGAAAGGATTTCATGCCGGCGTTGAATATGTTATAGAATTTGCAAAACAAAAAAAGAATGAAGAATGAGCATAAATAAAGTAATCCTTCTCGGTTATGCTGGAAAGGACCCTGAAGTGAAAGAAGTTGCCGGGACAAAGGTCGCCAATCTATCGCTTGCTACAACGGAGAAAGGCTATACCCTTCAAAACGGGATCCAGGTTCCAGACCGCACGGAATGGCATAGTCTTATCTTTTGGAAAGGTCTGGCCGAGGTCGTAGAAAAGTATGTCAGGAAGGGTTCTCAAATCTATATCGAGGGCAAGATCAAGACCCGGCAGTATGAGGATAGAACGGGATCAAAGCGGTATGTGACAGAAATATTTGTTGATAAGCTGGAGTTATTGGGAAGTAGACTTGCCCAGCAAGAAGCCAGTCTACAATCGAAACTCTATCAACCTGAACAATCAAGAGAAGATCTTCCATTCTAAAAAATACAAGAGGCAACGCCCCGAACCACCAGTAACGTTACCTCCCCACACGATTATTTAGTACAAAAATACTATTTACTTCTAAATAATTGTGCCATGTTTTCAGAAATTGCGGAAATAAAATCAATTAGAGAGCAGAAATCAAAGTTATCGGAAAGGGAAAAAGAGCTGACAGAACCTATATTGACGGACCTTGATATGATAGGAATGTTATATCGGTGGTTCCAAGAGATTATTTCTCAAAAGGAGATATTTAGGTCAGGGAATGTTACCCAACGAAAGAAATTCATTTTTATCATCTTGTTTTTGTATTCTCCGAGTACCCTTGCCGGAGGAAAGATGAAAAATGGCCTTCGAGATAAGCTGGCGGAGGTTTTAGGTGTAAATGCCCAGACAACCATATCCAATAACCGTAATAACTTGGTTTTCTCTTACCAGCTGTACAAGTATTTCCGGCAAGATGTGGATTGGATATATGGGGAGATGATGGAAAGGATAAAGCCGGAGAAGTAGGTCGGCTTCGTTAATTGTTAAAAGCAACAAATATGTTACTGTTTTCTTTGTGGTTACTTTTGTGGTTGTAACAAAAACGTTATATTTGTGGCGTCAATTAAAAAGTTCTTTGATTTTATGAAGTATTCAGAGTTTTACAAATTGATTGAATCAGCAGGCTGGACAATCAAAAAGGGGACGAACCATTACAAATATGTTCATCCCGACTTTGACTACTTTATCCCTGTCGGTAGGCATCCGGCAAAAGAGATTCCAAACGGTACTCTTGATAGTATGATGAAAAAGGCGGGGTTAAAGAAGTAAAAGGACTGCACCCACTTCAGTGGGTGCTTTAATTGACGAAATTAAAAATGGCACGATTATGAAGAAGATTAAGGCGATTATCGAAAAGGCGAATGATGGAGGTATTTCTATTTATTCGGAAGACGTGAACGGCGCGTATGGTTTCGGTCTTACGGAGCAGGAAGCCAAAGATGATTTCCTGTCTGTACTGGAAGAACAGGCTGAATATTACAAAGAGAAACATGGTGAGTTTCCTGTGTGGTATAAGTCTGGCTATTCTGTTTCGTATATTTATGATTTGAGTGGATTCTTCGAGGCATTCCCTTTCATAAATGCCAGTAAGTTCGCAAAGGAAATTGGATTGAACGAGTCCGTTATGCGAAAATACAAAGGAAAGATCGTTACAGCTTCCGAAAAGCAAAAGGCTATAATCCAAAAGGGGTATAATAATATCCTCAAAAGAATGGAAGCTGTCAGATTCTGATATTCCAGCCGGGAGGCTCCAATATAAAATCAAAGATTAATTGACAAGAGAGGGCGCATCGTTTGGGTGCGCCTTTATTGCTTTTAATAAGGTTATCAATGAGTAAGCCAGTTTAGTGCTCCAGCTCTATTTACCATTTGGGAAATTTCTTCTGTAAAATCTTATCAGAGTATTTATATACTTCATTTGCAATTCTATAATACTCAGGTTCTTCAATCCTTCGATTACATTCACTGTCTTTCTTAAGATTATCGAAGTCTTTATGCAATTCTATAATCTTTTTTGCATTTTTATCCGTCTTGTATCTTTCCTCAAATTGTACAAGATATTCGATAAGATTAGATATGTCTTTAAAAGCAGAACCACAACCATGTAATGAATAGTCTATATCTTCTTTTTTTAGAGCGTATTGTGCTTTTATTAGAAGTCTAAATAACTGCTTGTCTATATTGTTTGCAATATCAGACTTCATTTTAGCTTTTTCTTTTCTATAACTCCAGTGAGTATCTGCAATATTTTCTATAGTCCTTTTTAAATATGGGGAAACAAAGACTCCGAAAACAAAGCTAATTATTATATATATTATTTCTAATGTTTCCATATTACTCTTTATTTATAGTATTCTTTCCCTCGTATATTTTTATGTTCTGGCATACGTGGTTCTCCATCGAAATGTATTTTACCTCCGCAGTGAGGGCAGGTGATAGTATTGGCATCATCTTTCACTTCTTCCGGTGATGCAAAGAGTTGCCACATAGGAACGTCCAAAGCTTCTGCTACTTTTTCAAGCGTTGGGTAGGATGGGCTTTTTAATATGGCGTATAAGTTCTGCCTTGTAGTATTCATTTTTTCGGCAAAAGATGTCATATTATACCCTTTTTCTTTAATAAGTAATTCTATCCTATTCATGCTATTATGTTTTTTTGCAAAGATACGTTTATTATAATAGTGTCAAATATATCATTTACAAAATAAAGTTAAAGGAAAGGATATTATTTCTTATTTTGTTTGCAGTGTCAAATATATCATTTACATTTGCATCATCAAACAAGAAGTAATAACAATTAAAAGATATATGATTATGGCAACATCAGTAATTAAACAGAGAACAATAGAAAAGTTCATCATGTCAGAGTTTGCGCAGGGCAATCTGAATACACAAGAGCAAGTAGCCTGTATGCTTATCTTGGTTCAGAAGAAGTTGAATATGTCAGTAGAACAGGCTGGTGACTTCGTAAGAAAGGCAATAGGTATTAACGCTTAAATACATACGATTATGAAAGCAGATTTAGTTTTAGTTATCAGCCCAGAAACATCACTGATGAAACAATTGGGCAAAGTATTAGGCAAGTTATGTTCTATGTGTGATTTTTCTACCATAGAAAGAGGCGAAAAGTATGTCACGATACAACATGATGAAACCGGGCTTGTAGTGGCTTATACGAGTGAAGAACGGTTGAATGTGAAACATTAAATAAGATTGATTATGAACTCAATAAACGAAAACGGTTGCAGCGTATGCCAGTCCGGTAAAGAGAATTACACCGCCTACAACACCAGGTTGAGAGGTAAGAGAGTGAGAATGTACCAGTACGATTACCGTACTGAAAGTGGTGAACTGTTTTCTTGCTGTGCGCCTACTTTAGAGGCGTGCAGAGAAAAACGGGATAAATGGCTTAGTTTACGACAATAAATCGATTGTCATAAATAACGATTGAAGATGTTTCTGTGTTTTTGGTTATGGTTGTACCTTAGTGGCGCTATCGCGGGTTAGAGCAGTGGTCAGCTCGTCACTTTGACTTGGTGAAGGTCAGCGGTTCGAATCCGTTACCCGCAACTACTTAGTTATTCAATTAAAAATGGCACGATTATGAATATTTTAACACTCTCGATTAAACAGAAGTATTTCGATGAAATCTTAGCAGGCAAGAAAACTCACGAATACCGTGAAATCAGACCAACTAACGCTAAGAAGTATATCACTTACCTCTGTGGTGGCAAAGAATATCCGGCTGATGCAGAACTACCTGAAGAAGGAGAGGCTGAATTAAAGCCTATCAAGTATGATGCCATCAAGCTTCTGACAGGTGCATATACGGGCAAGCGTCCTTATATCATTGTAGAGGTAAAGAACGCAGAAGCAGTAATTCTCACAGATGAAAACGGTAATGATATTGTTTACGAATATCAAGGCGAAGAATATCTTGCCGCACAAATGGATTATACTTTGGGTAAGATATTAGAGAAACATATAGATTGATTTGTTTAACTTTTAAAATTAGAAAGCAGAGTCGCAAGAAGAATTAACAGAGTAGCCGGGCCTCGCAGAAATATGAATGGTGCAGGGGCAGGTGGTAGATTGGTTGCCAATCGTAGAGGTACAGCAAGTACTACGCAGTTAGGTTCACGTAGGCAGCGTTACGCTGATTTACGTGTTTCAATGGGATTAAACGGTGGCTAACCTATGAACAAGGTAGAACGAGCGAACCGGTATATAGACCTCATTCGGGTAAAATCGAATGAGGCTTTACTGTTTTTATCACTTGGTAAGGATTCGCTTGTTCTGCTTGATTTAGTCTATCCAAAGTTTGACCGGATTGTTTGCGTGTTCATGTACTTTGTCAAGAATTTGGAGCATATTAACCGTTGGATAAACTGGACTAAAGCCAAGTATCCGAAGATAGAGTTTGTTCAAGTACCACATTGGAACCTTACTTATATTCTCCGTGGCGGTATGTATTGTGTGCCAAATCCGAAAGTAAAGCTATTGAAGTTGGCAGATGTGGTAAAGGCTATGCAGCTTACTCATGGAGTTTATTATACATTCTTGGGCATGAAAAAAGCTGATGGTATGAATCGTAGGCTTATGTTGAAAGGGTATGAGGTAAACGGTTACGAGAATAACGGTATGGTTTATCCTTTGGCTGATTGGACACAAAAGGATATTCTTGCTTATATGAGGCAGCACAATTTACCTGAACCAGTTCGGTATTCATTGAAAGCCAGTTCGGGAGTAGGTTTCAATCTTGATTGTATGCTTTGGATGGAGAAGAATTACCCGCAAGATTTACAGAGAATTTACAGAGTTTTCCCGATGGCTGAAAGAGTGCTTTGGGAGTATCATAATCAACAAAATTAATAAGGAGAATTGCTGAGTCAGAAAAAGAAAGACAAGAGAACAGATATATGCTCAGGCAGAAAGATTGAGCGAAGCTAACTGGAGAAGAAAAAATACATGGAGTAGCAGTGCCGCAAGCAGGCGTGCAAAACAATCTCGTGATAATCTTATAGCAAGAGCCGAAAGGAATACTCTTCGGCAGAGAGGTTTCGGTCTAAGTAATGGCTAATATGGAATTATCAAAATACATAAAGAGTGAATCGGTGGAACTTAATCGTTCTGCCATTCACTTTGCGGATTATAATCCCCGAAAACTATCTGATGAATCACGTAAGACACTGAAACGTGGCATCAAGAAATTCGGATTGGTAGGTGGAATAGTTGTGAATAAGCGTACCGGGCTTACCGTAGTTAGCGGACATCAACGTTTGTCTGTCATGGATGAATTGCAGAAGTTCCCCGATAATGACTACCGTATTCGTGTCGATGTCATAGACGTGGACGAGCAGCAGGAAAAGGAGTTAAACATTCTAATGAACAACCCTAATGCACAAGGTACATGGGATTTTGACGCTCTTGCCCGTATTGTTCCTGATATTGACTGGAAAGATGCAGGTCTGACCGATGCAGACTTGAATATGATTGGTGTCGACTATCTTTTGCAGACCGAAGAGGAAAACTCTATTGCGGATGCTTTGTCTGATATGATGGTCCCAGTTTCCGAACAGAAAGAAGCCGATAAAGCCGCCAAGCAGTTGGAACGTGCCGAAAAGGTTGCCCACATGAAAGAGGTCAAGCATCAGGTGAAAGAAAACGCACAGAAGCAAGTCGAGAACATGGATGCCTATGTGATGTTGTCCTTTGATACCTATGAAGCTAAAGCCGCTTTCTGCGAAAGGTTCGGGTATGATCCGGATATGAAGTTCATAAAGGGAGAAGTATTTGATGAACAAGTAGAAAGAATAGATTAATTATTGGGAGGAAAGCTGAGTTAGAAAGAAAACATATAGCCAGTTATATCA